AACACCAAATGAAATGAAATGGATTTTAGGTGAGCCAACGTGGGAACATAATGATGGTGAGGATAAAACAAACATGGAGTGGTTTATGGAAATGGAAGATGGTAATGTATTTACTGTTTATGATTATAAAGAATACAAACCACTTCACCCCAACGGCCAAGTTGAATGGCATATTGGTGGTCATTCAAGATTTGACACACACCTGGCCAAAACATTATTAAGTGAAGAACTTCAATTAGCACATGACCAATTGATGCGTGACCTGAGATAATTTAATATATTCATATATAAATAAGAAGATATGGAAAAGAAAGTTCGAATTGAGCTGACAATTGAAGAGTTAAATGAGCTGTACTATGTGTTAGGAATGGCTGATATGAAAAAGGATTTGAAAATGGCTAAGTATTGGTTAATTGAACAATTGCAATTAAAAATTGGAGATATAATTTATAAAGAATCTAAAAAAGATTAAATGGCAAAAGAAATTAAATCTGTGATTAACGGGATTATAACAAGTATTTATTCGGCCCGAACTGTAGATGAAGCGAAACAGTTGTTTATTGAGTTTGTTGATGCTACTAATATTAAAGATAGTGACAAACAAAAAATGTTAGAGGAGGTTTCTAAAATGACTTCACTAAGAAAAATTCAAATGTATGCTACTAACGCTATGTTTAAATATGAAGGATTAGGAATTAATTAAAACAAAATAAAAATATGAATTATCAAATCACAGACAAATCTGTTTATCAAACAACAATTTGGACTATTGAATCTGAAGAAGACACTTATCATGTAACTTGCCAAGAAAATGACTTTCATGATTCATGGCGTATTACAAGTGATATGTTAGGTGAAATTGGTAATAATACTGAACTTGGTTTTGAGTTGATTAGAATGTGTGAGTTTGATGAACAATATGATTTTTAATTAATTTTAAATAAACAGTTATGATATATAAAGTTACTCTAGAACGCTTAGAAGAAATTGAACAGGAACGTGAAAAAACTATGAACGATCCTAAATTTCAAAAATGGGTTAAGGATGTTAATGTTTCTAAATCATATGTTGATATGAGTGGGGTATTGAAAGCCCGTGATATGATAAATCAATACGATTATACAAAACGTAGTTTTAGTAGGTTAGTTCGTTAATTTTCAACGTCTTATAACAGGAAGCCCGGTTTTATTGACCGTGGCTCCCTTGTTATCTTTATTATATAAGAAATTAAGAAAATGATTTGGTTGTTTATAATATTAGTAATTGTGGTGAATTTGATCGAAGTAGTAAAAGATGTTATTGATATTATTGGTTTAATTATTAAGCGAATCTTTAAATAATTGACCGCGACTCATTTAATAAATTTAAATATAAATAAAAAGTAAATAGTATGAACACAGGTAAAAAAAGAGGTCGTCCAAGTAAGAAACAAGTAACTGAGTATCAAGTTTCAATTCCAACTAAAATTGATTTTGATATTGTTAAATTAAATAATTTGGATATTGATCCTCGAATGATGGATACCATGAAAAGTGGAATGATGATTGATGATTTAATTTCACACGAAGGTGGTATACCATGTGCAACTAATATTATGTGTATCGGTGATCCAGGAGTAGGTAAAACAACTGTACTGTTGGATATTTTAGCTGGTGTTCAGAATCGTGGTCGTAAATGTTTGTTTATTTCAGGTGAAATGGGTAAGAAACAAATGTTCAAATATACACAACGTTTTCCACAATTCGGAAATATTCAAACATTGTTTATGTCTGATTATTTAGAACATAACACAAAAGATGTGATTGAACAAGTTATGAACATGGGTTGGGATTTGATTTTGATTGATAGTATTGCTGAAATTATTGAAGGTGTTCGTGACGATAATAAATGGGATCGTAAGCAAGCTGAATCATGGTTAGTTGATTTGTGTGTTAAGAACAATAAAGGTGAAAATAAGAAAGATGCTTATACATCGTTTTTGTTGATTCAACAAGTTACTAAATCAGGTGAATTTGTAGGTTCAAATAAATTGAAACACATGACTGATGCGATGATGGAAATGCGCCGCGAATCAGAAAGAAATGGTGGTGGAACTTATATGAACTTTATCAAGAATAGAAATGGTAATGTGGATGTTAAGTTTGGTTATCAATTACAAAACGATAGCATCTATTATGGAACAATGGTAAATGAAGGTGATGATGAATAATCTCACCTCAATTACTTTTTTAAATTATATAAAATAAAAGTTATGTATACAAAAGAAGATTTTAAATGTGTTGATGGATTGTATTATGTAGGTCATTTGATTGATATTGATGGTAATCCATGGGTTGATGAAGAGCAACTTGAATTGTTTATTATTGAATTAAATAATGGGGTACAATGAGTAATAGAAAAGATTTCAAACGTATAACTAAAGAACAAGCTCATTTTTATAAACCACTTTCAAGTTATAAACACTCATCTGAAGAGATTTGTAGACGAGCAACTGCTTTTACTTTAACACCTGATCCTGAAAGTCCAGGGTGGGAGATAGTAACATATTATGAAGAATCTCCATTTGCTCAAGATGGCTCATTAACACCAACTGAATTTGTTTATATACTTGTAAATGGTTCATGTCCAGGAATGGTTAAAATAGGAATGACAATTAGAGATGTTGATACACGAGCAAAAGAAATTTCAGGTGCAACTGGAGTACCTACTCCGTGGGTTCCGATTTATTCATTTAAATGTTTCAATTCATATAAATTAGAACAAGAACTTCATGAACATTTAAGTGCAGTTCGTGTAAGTGATAATCGTGAAATGTTTTATATGAAAACAGCTGATGCTGTTAGAATAGTAGAGCAATTAGGTGAAAAATATACTATACCTAACCTCAATTCTTAATTTATCTTAAAATAAAAATATAAAATTATGTTTAATAGAATTAATGAAATACAAATTAATGAATCTTGGAAAACAGGTGGTAGTAAGAAAAGTTTAGATTGGAGAATTATTAGATATTGGGGTAATGAGCATCATTATTTTATTGATGATACTAATAGTAAAAAACTACAAACCTTATTTAAAATTATCCATAACTCTAAAAACACTGTTAAGAAAGGAGATAAAGTATATGCTTCTAAAGCCAGTGAATTACCTCGATTCAAATTAAAGGAATTCATTAAAGAAAATGGATTGAAAAAAACATCTCGTTATAATCAAGCTGATGTTGTTATTATTAATAGAGGATACTTTATAGACCTACTTAAAGAATTTAAATATAAAGAATATACATTTCTTAATACAGATGTTGTATTAAATAAAATCGATAAGAAAAATACTGATAAAGATGTATATGATACTTTTAAAAATATTATAGAACAAAGTACTGATAAAAGAATGATTGCTTTAGTATCAGAATATTCAGCTAAAGAAATGGAGAATAAATTAGGTAAAGATTATCCAACTGAAAAAGCAGAGTATGATTCAGCTTCTTATAAAATAAAAGGTACATACTTAAATTTATATCGTAATCAACGATCACAAAACCTAATGCAGATTATTTCTGAAATGGATAAAGATATTGCTAGTGGTAAAGTAAGAATTGTATTTGATGAGGATATGTTTGTTGAGTTGAATAAAGAAGGAATTGAACTTGATAATGAGTATCTACAAACACTTCGTGATATGTTATTTAGTAAAGATGAATCTAATGTTAAATTAGGATTTGAAATGATGTCTAATTTGGTTGTAAATGAACATATGTTATTATCAGTTTCATTTTTATTAAATGAAATGATTCATACAACTAAATTTAGACCAAGTTATTATACTAATTCTAATACCAATTTAAAGTCGTTATTTAAACTACTTAGAACAAAAGGTATATATTGGGAACGTGATTGGAAAACGTTTGGTACTGGGTTGAGAAATAACTTTAAAACTGGTATTGAGGGTGATATTGTTAAGAAGTTTTTATTAGATAATATTAACCGTGAATTCAAATTAAGTAATTCAGCAGCTGAATCATTAGTGGATATTGTTTTTACGACCGAGGCTCAATAAGTAAATTTATATAAATAGAAAAATATGATAGATAATATTCACGCAGAGATCGCTAAACATTCAAAAACATTAATGTTCAAAGAACCATTTTATGGTTTGTTTTTAATTGGTTTGAATAAAGAAATTAATGATGCTGTTCAAACCGCTTGTGTAGCCAAAGATGGTATTAATACTAAATTAGTTATTAGTCCTAAATTTTGGGATACAATAAGTGACAATGTTAAAGTAGCAGTTTTAAAACATGAATTACTTCATATTGCATTTAAACATTTACAAATGTTTGATGAATATGATGATAAATCATTATTGAATGTAGCTGCTGATTTAGAAATTAATCAGTACATACAAGATGAGTATAAAGATGAAACATGGGAAGGATTAGAAATTACTCAAGCGCCTTGGGCTGCTCTTAATTTACCTGTTAAAGCAGGTACTAGAAAGTATTATGAATTAATTAGACAAGAAGAACAAAACAACCCAGACGGTGATGTTGCTAAGTTTATGGGTGCTGCTAGAGCTGCTAATGGTGATGGTGAACCTAGAACAATTACATTAGGTGATGGTACTGAAGTAACTGTGACTGCATCTCATGAGTTTTGGAAACAATTTGAGGGTATGGATGAAGCAGAAAAGAAATTGATGGAAAAACAAATTGAGTATCAATTGAAAGAAACTGCTGATCAAGTACAAAGAAGTAGAGGTACTATACCTGGTGAATTGAAAGAATTGATTGATAGTTTATATGTGTCTGAAGAAGCAGTTATTGATTGGAGAGCTTATTTGAGACGTTTTAATGGTATGGCTTCTAAAGTATATACTAAGAAAACAAGACGTAAACCAAATAAACGTTTTTATGGTAATCCAGCTTTAAAAATTAAACAAAAGAAAAATACACTTGTAGCTGTTGATACATCAGGTTCAGTTAGTAAAGATGATTTGAAGGAGTTTTTAAGTGAAATTCATCATATTTGGAAAACAGGTACTGAAGTGACTGTTGTTGAATGTGATGCTTCAATTGGTCGTGTCTATGAATATAAAGGTAAAATGGAAGAAGCAAAAGAAGTAACTGGTCGTGGAGGTACAAGTTATGAACCAGTAATGAGATATCTTTGGGATCATAAAGACAAATATCAAAACTTAATTTACTTAACTGATGGTGAATGTAATATTGAACAAACACAACCATGTAAACCAACATTATGGGTTCATTGTTCAGGAAGAAGTATTAATAATGAATTACCAGGTGCTAAAATACAAATTACAGCTTAATGACCCCAATTAATAACTTAAATTTAATTATAAATAAAAAATAAGAATATGGCTAAGAAATCAACATCAAACACAAGCGCTAAAGTATCAGTTAACGTTAAAGAACTGAAAGACTTTTTGAAACACATTATTGACAATAACCGTTACCTACAAGAAAATAATAAACCGATGGTTAGTATTGAAGTAGTAGGTGACTCAGGTATTGGTAAAACATCATCTATTGTTCAGTTAGCAGATGAATTAGGATTGAATTTTGTTAAATTGAACCTCGCACAGATTGAAGAAATTGGTGATTTGGTTGGTTTTCCAATTCGTCAGTTTGAAATGACAGATAATAAAGAAAGAGTATGGGTGGATGAGAATGCAGTTGATGATTATCGTAAAGAAGGTTTTGCAACAACTGGATTGAACCGTATGAGTTATTGTCCACCAGAATGGATTAGTGGTAAAACAAATGGTGGTATTCTATTATTGGATGACTGGAATCGTGCTGATATGAGGTTCATTCAAGCTGTAATGGAATTAATAGATAGACAACAATATATAAGTTGGAAACTACCTAAAGATTGGCATATTGTTCTCACTAGTAATCCTGATAATGGAGATTATTTAGTTAATAGTATTGACAACGCTCAAAAAACGAGGTTTATTAGTGTTGATTTAAAATTCGATCTTAAATGTTGGGGTAAGTGGGCTGAAGAAAATCGTTTGGATGGTAGGTGTATTAACTTCTTACTTATGCATCCTGAGTTAGTGACTAAGGAAGTTAATAGTAGAAGTGTTAGTATGTTCTTTAATAGTATTAGTTCACTTAAGAGTTTTGAAGAATCATTACCACTAATTCAAATGATTGGTGAGGGTTCAGTTGGTAGTGAGTTTAGTACTTTGTTCACAATGTTCATTAATAACAAATTGGATAAGATGATCTCACCAGAGAATATCTTAACTCAAGATGAACAGTATGTACTTAATACACTTAAAGGTCTAGTGGGTAAAGATAAAGATTATAGAGCAGATATTGCCTCAACATTAGGTACAAGGGTTGCTAACTATTTAGAATATTTTGCTAAAGAAAATACAATTGAAAAACCACTTATTGAACGTATCAGTAAAATTGTTACCGAGAAAATATTTGCAACTGATGTGTGTTATAATATGGTTAAATCAATTTATAATAGTAATCCAGGCAAATTTAAATTGATGATGTTGAATAAGGAATTAGTTAAATATATAACTAAATAGTTTGATGTTGAGGCTTAGCCAGCCATGGGCGAGCTAAAGCTCGCCCTTTTTTTATATTTATATTAATAAAGTTTGGCTCCCCAAAGAATTTTCCATATTTTTTTAGAGCACTAATAAATAAATTAGTTACTTATGAGTACTGATAAGAGAGAAGTAGGAGTTAGGTTATTAACATTAAGTGATTGTGATTATTGCATGTGGTTAAAGAGTGAATTAGACGCGGAAGGAATAATCTACACTAATATTGATGCTAACCAATTTTCTGATTTTTCCAACCAGATAGAGGATAAATTTAAAACAGATGCTTATCCAATTGTATTTCTAGACTTAGGTGATAAAATAATCACTATTGTCCCAGAAACAGAGTTGGAGACATCAGAAACATTACGTACATTTGATACAATACCCGAATTAGTAGGTATTATAAAACAACATATATGAGATATAAAGACCCCGTAGATCGTAAATTGGACCAACTTGAAAATATGCTTAACGGTTTTCAAGCTCAATTTTCACATCCCAGCTTCACTATTCTGATAGCTAAAGAAATGGTTAGTCAGATGAAAGATAAAGTTGAAGAAATTAGAACATTAATTAACGCAGAACAACAAAATTAATTATGTTAACACCAGAAATGATCCAAGATAATTGGACTAAGTTTTTGAATAATATTGACACCTACATCTCAGGTGAACGAGGTGAGAAACTTAAAGCGTTTTATCTTAAACATGAAGAACGTTTCGCTATGATGCCTGCGTCTCATAAGTCTCAATATCATAACTGTTTTCCAGGTGGTTATATTGATCATGTGAATAGAGTTGTAGACGCTGCTCTTAAAATAGATCAAGTATGGCGTGAATTTGGAATGATTGATACTTACACAACTGAAGAACTTATATTCTCAGCTATTAATCATGATTTAGGTAAATTCGGGACTGAAGAGCAAGAAGCATATATTGAACAAACAGACCAATGGAGACGAGATAAACTAAACGAAACTTATATGTTCAATGATCGTTTAGAATATATGACTGTTCCTGATCGTGGTTTGCATTTACTTTATAGTAATGGTATCACACCTACTAAAAACGAAATGTTAGCTATTAAACTGCATGATGGTTTATATGATGAGTCTAATAAACCATATTTAATGACATTCAATCCAGAGACTAAACCACGTACATCACTTATTTATGTTGTTCATCAAGCAGATTTATTAGCTGCCAGAATTGAATTTGAGAAGGAACACTTACCTAGACTATTAGGACCAAAGCAAGAAACACCTAAAGAACCTAAAAAAGACAATTTTAGTTTAAATAAAAATACATCGGCTACTAAACAGAAAGCCCTTAAAAAAATGTCTAATCCGGCTTTAGCCGAACTAATGAAAAACATATGATACTAGGAATTTTTTCAATTACACTTTGGGTATTCACAATTTTTGGATACATTATTTGGAATCTGAATCAGAAAGTAGCTAAACTAGAACAAATCGCTACTAAACAAAAAGTAATTATTGATAGTGTAACAGCTATAGTTGAAGAATCAAATAAACAACTATCACAAGTTGAATTAACAGATGCGTTTAAATCAGATGATCAAATTGGTTTCTTCTTCCGTAATTTACAAAATATTCAAGATTCATTAAACCATTATTTGAGAAGTTAAGATGAGTGAAGAAGTATTATTAACAAAGAAAGGGACTGTTCGTAAACGTAAACCGAAAACAGCTAATATCTATTTCACTCAAGAAACAGAAGACGCTATTGTTGAGTATTTAAAATTAAGAAGTCCTAAAAAACGAAATAAACTTTTTAATGAGAAAATTAATTACTCGTTCCATAAGTTGGCTGAAAATATCATCCATACTTTTAAATTCTACTACACAGAGGTTGATACAATACCAGAACTTCAACATGAGGTTGTCGCTTTTCTTCTTGAAAAATTACACTTATATAATCCAGAAAAAGGAAAAGCTTTTTCTTATTTTGGTACTATTGCTAAACGTTATCTTATTTTATATAATAACGCGAATTACAAAAAATTAAAAGATAAAGCGCCTGTTGAAGCTGTTGATGAAGACAAATCAATATTGATTGATTTAGTTAATATAAGTGAAGCTAGTCATGATATTGAACCAATTTCATTCATGAAACAATTTGTTAAATATGTTGATCATAACATGTTTATTTTATTTCCTAAACAACGTGATGCTCAAATCGCTGATGCTATAATGGAGTTGTTTAGAAAAAGTGAAAATTTAGATATATTTAATAAAAAAGCCTTATACATTTACATTAAGGAAATGACTGAAGCATCAACACCTCAAATAACTAAAATAATAAAACGCCTGAAAATAATATATGTTCGTAAATACAATGAATTTTATGAACATGGACGTATAACTATGGCGCTATAACTCCTTACATCTTCCATATTTATATTAAATAGGAACGATGGATTTTAATCAAGTTATATTTAAAGACAAAACCTTTTCAAGCTTACTTGAAGATATATACAAGAACGCTAACCGTAAAGAAAAGGAAATTAAATCATTAATCGACCAGCTCAAACCAATGATTCAAGAGCCGGGTGATGCAATGATGCTTGTTCCGTTACTTAAAGAGTATATGGAAATAGCTGTTAAGAATGATGAGGCTTTAATTAAAATGGCTGGTATTGTTCAACGTGCTATGACTAATACTCAAGGTGAGGGTGATGGCGGTATATTAAGTGAGCGTGATAAAGAATTATTGTTCCAAGAAATTAGTGGTGTTAAAATTGAAGAACCTAAACAACTAAATAATGGGTAAAGAAAATAGTATAAAAACAGGTACTATTGTTAAAACACCTAGAAGCTCAAATATTAATACATCTATTAATATAGGTAATGCTGCTAGTTTATTACCTTCTTCAACCTACCAATTCGGTGTTGTTATAGCAGTTAATCCAGTATCTAAAGAAATTGTATATAATGCTATTGAGGACAATATGGGTAGTCAAAAACAAGGTAAAGCTTTACCATTATATAAAAATAAAATACAATTACCTAATATTGGTTATATTGTTCCTTTATTAAGAGGCCCAAACCCAGATGTTAGCGTTTTAAGTAACCAATATACTAAAACAACATATTATTTAGACCCAATAGGGGTTTGGCAAAATATTCAAGATAATAAAATTGAAAGAACAACCAATACGTCTCCTCTTACTCCTGATGTGAGTGTAGACAAAATTAATATTAAATTAACTGAAATAGGAATACCTAATAATTCTCCTGAGTTAGAACAAACAACAATTAACGCCGCTGAAAGACCATTACCATCTCCTTCACCATCACCATCTCAATCTACTTTAATAACTCCATCACCCCCAGCTCCTTCAGCTAAACCATCATCATCTAATTTCACTTTTAGAATAAAATTAAATTATGATACTTGGGAAGCTGATGTATATAATAATAATGTTTTAATTTTTACTAAAAGATATGTGTACATTAATTTCACTGAACAAAGTATAAGAGAATCATTAAAATTTGAAGCTAAAGTTATGGGCTTTTATGAAAATGGTCAATATTACCCACCTCAACCTGATTTAATATAATATGGCTAATAATTATTTCGCTAAACAAAATCCAACTGATATAGCTATCCAATCTGAGGATGGTGGTGGATTAGTTTTTACTCAACAAGGTAAATATCTTTTTGGATCTAAATTACCAGATGTTAATCAACAACTTAATGAAGAATCTTTTCAAGGAAATGTTGATGTTGATCCTAATACTAATTCATCTTATATAGGAATAATGAATGCTCAAAGTGAGCCTATCAATATTGATATTTCTAGTACTAATCAATACTCATTATTCACTCCTCCAGAAAATATTATTATTGAGCCAGCCCCTCAAGATGATTGTGATCCTGAATTTGATGCTGTACTAATTGGAGGATTAGACACAGGTGGATATAAACCACTTAATGAACAGTTAGATATATTTAAAGAAGGATATGGATCAGAAAAAAAAGTAAAAGCATTTAGTCACTCAACCTCTGTAACAGCTATTACTAGTTTTTTAAAAGATCATCCTAAGGTTCCTGTGATAATGTTTAGTGCAGGATGTAAATATTCTGATAAAATAGCCGCAGTACCTAGTATAAATAAAAGTAGAATATATATTGTTGAACCTTATAATGGATCAGATGCTAAAACAACACCAAAAGCTGTTCAAGACGCTGTTGCGAGTGGTGTTCCTTCAAAAAATGTTTATGTAGGTCCAGGAGCAGGTGTTGGAAAGGGTATTATTGATAATCCATCTAAAACAAATTCTAGTAAAAAAGGAATAGACGCTCACTGGGACGCACTTAGAATAGTTGGAAAAGTGATGAAGGATAACATAAAATGTAATAGTCAACAAACACAATCAACAACAGTTCTTCCCGATCCTAATAAATCAACTAATTCAACACCTCGTCCTAGTCCTACCCCACCTACCTCTATGACAGCTCAAGAAATAGAAGAAGGAATATATAATGCTAATTTTTTACCCGCTAGTGATAATCCTGGAGCTGATCTATTTGATTCTGACTATGGAGACGAATGTCAAGTTTTGACTAATGAACCAGATGGGGGTGATGGAGGTGGTGGCGGTGGTGGTAACAGAGGAGGAGGAGCAGGTGATGGTGGTGGTGGATATAATATTCCTAATTTAGATACAGTTATTAATCCAAACGATTTAGCAAAATATATTGAATTTTCAGGTAGAGCTAAAGGAGATTATGATGATGGTATTATTAATCCTAATACAATAATAGATTTAATAGCTATAGGTAAAGCAGCTAATTTAAAAATTGTTGTTGGGCATGCTAGAGCAGGTCATAAATGTAAAACAACAAGTGGTAATTTAAGTAGACATATGAAAGGATATGGACTTGATTTACCATCATTTTATGACTTAACAAATACTGTAAATAATGGTAAAAAAACATCATGTGGTGGATGTTCAAATACTAGTAACACCAACTCAGACTTTAAAACTCTAGCTGATAAATTTAGTAACACAGCTGATAATCTTCCTAATTCTTATAGAACAGAAGCTGGAAAACAAAGAGGAATTTTATGGTATTTCAATGATCCAAAGAAAGGTGGAAACCATTTTAACCATGTTCATTATAGTAATAATGAAAATTATCCAGGATGGAGTCCTAAAAAAATACCATCATCTTTTAACTGTGATTGCTCCCAAGTAAGAAAAGCAGGATTAACAGCTGAAAATTGTGAATAATAAATTATAACTAATGGCTACTAATGATATAAAAACATATAATGGAGAACAAGTAATAATATCATCAGGACGTTTAGTTTTTAACTCACGTTCTAATGATACTTATATAAATGCTAGTCGTTATATCAATTTATCAGCTGGTGATAAAGTAACTATTGATGTTGGTCCAACTGACAGTGATAATGAAGAAAATATGTTTTTAATTAATGCTCCTAAAATGCAACTTGGATTAGAAAGATATGGAGTTGTAGAACCTATAACTAAAGCAGATGAGTTAGAAAATGTTTTAAATGATTTAATAAACGCCCTATCAACATATAGTGACATGGTACAAACAGCAGCTATCGTTCCTGGTCCTCTTATGTCAGTTATGTTAACACCCGCGACTACTTTTTTAAAAGGTAGATTAGCTCAAGTGCAAGCGAATATGATTAATTTTAAATCAACAAAATCATTTACTATATAATGACTAATATTCCAAATATAACAAATAATGCATTCACTGCTGCTTCAGGTTCTGCGTCTAGAGCTGTAGCTTCTGGACAGCAAGCTGCTTCTAATGCTAGAAATAATTTAGAAAATGCTAAAAATAAAGTAGATAAGATAGCTCAAGAACAAAAAGATAAAATTAATAATTATAAAAAAACATTAGAAGATAAAAAAGATGCTTTAAGCATAGATCCAGGAACTGTTAAGTCAACTATTATTAGTATTGTATTACCATTATTAACAAAATTCATTAACGCTGAAAAGGTAGCTAATACTATTATTAATAAATTAATACGTACAACTAAAAAACGTCTTAAAGATAAAGGACGTGTTGAAGTTAATGGAGGTTCAGTTGTTTTTTATCCTAAAAATCCTGGTGATTATCTTCGTTTTAAGAGAGATTTTGATAATAAAGTAGAGTCATTAAAAAGACTTATAAAAACACTTAAAACAATTATTGATGCTATAGTTGTTGTACTTAAAACAGCCAAAACTATTTTAATAGCTCTTAGACTACAATTACAATTAAGAAAGAAAAAATTATTAATCACAGCAGCTGCTTCTGCTCCTGATCTAGCTAGCCCATCCCCAGCTAAACCTATAGCAGCTAAATATCCAATTGATAAAGAAATTAATGATCAAGTTACTAAAGAATTAGAAGACAAAATTAATAATTATATATTAATGATAACTGTGATACAATCAATATTACAGATATTTCAAAGAATGATAAACTCATTAAAAATTAAAGTTGAACAATTAACTTTTACAATTAATCAAAACTCAGTGTCTCAATCTAACTTATCAGTTGGAGATATTGATAGTGATATTAGTGAACCTACAGAATATAGTGATGGAACTCGCAATTATATAATTGAGGTAATCACAACTTCCTCAGGTGCTTTACAAGCTGTGGCTTATGACGCCTTTAGTAAATTGAAAATAACTCAAACAGCCCCTAGCAAAACACGTAAAGCTGATGAATTAATTAATGAACTTAAGTTAATACTTGGATAACGAAAATATTTATAGACATGAAAGCCGATACATTTGTTAAATTATTACGTAAGGTTATACGCGAAGAAGTACAAGCTGTTGTAAGGGAAGAGCTAGGACTTTTGCTTGAGGCGCCAGAGCCTAAGCCAGTTGTGGCAGAGACCAAAAAAACAACTGTCAAAAATTCCATGGTTGAATCAATAAAACCTGCCAAACCTACACAGCCGTCTAAACCTATGAATTTTACTAATAATAACGTTCTAAATGATATATTAAACGAAACAGCTCACTCAGGTGAATGGCGTTCAATCGCTGAAATGAAATCAGGTGATGTTATGGGATTTGGAGGAGCTGAGCCAACTATTGTAAACAGTGTTGATGCTATGTTAGCTAATACAAGACCAGCAGGAGATATTAACGCTGTTAGGATTGATGTTGTACCTGATTTTACTGGTTTAATGTCTAAGATGAAACAAGAGGGACAAATATAATGTTAAATAGACCAACATATCGTCTTAACCCACAAGATGTAGGCCAAAAAAGAGGTATTGGAATTAGTATTCTTTTCAATAATGGTACTAATGTTTTTAATACAACTACCACAACTAAAGAACAAGTTAAATCTAATTTAGTTAACTATATATTAACAGATAAAGGTGAGCGTTTTTTTGATCCACAATTTGGTGGTAATTTAAGAGCATCCTTATTTGAACCAGATACATCTTTTGATAGTGTAGCTAATAGATTAGAAAAAGAAATATACGCTTATGTGCCTAATATTATTATTAGAAATATAGCTATTAAAAAATTTTCAGATCAAAATTTAGTAAATCTTGTTTTAGATTATTCTATAAATAATCAAGATGATAATTTAATATTAAATGTCTCAACAACTGAATTAAGCGAATTATAATGGCAAACATACCTGATATAAAATATTATGATAAAGATTTTAGTACCTTAAAACAGGACTTAATCAATTATGCTAGAACTTATTTCCAGAATAGTTACATGGACTTTAGTCCATCTGCTCCTGGTAATATGTTCATTGAAATGGCTGCTTATGTAGGTGATATTTTATCATTCTATACTGACACTCAGTTACAAGAAACATTATTATTATACGCTCAAGAAAGAAAAAATATTATTGCTTTAGCATATGCTTTAGGTTATAGACCTAAAATAACATCAGTAGCATCAGTTAATTTAAATGTTTATCAATTATTACCTTCTAATGGAGCTCCTGATTATGAGCCTGATTGGAGATATACTTTAAAAATAGAAAAAAATGCTTCTATTAAATCTATATCAAATCCAGGAATAACTTTTATAACACAAGATATAGTTGATTTTGGTTTTTCATCATCATTTGATCCAACTGATATAACTATATACCAATATTATACTGGTACAACTAACGCACAATATTATTTATTAAAGAAATCAGTAGAAGCTATATCAGGACAAATTAAAACAACTACTTTTTCTTTTACTACTCCAGAACAATTTCCAACTGTCACTATAAATGATTCTAATATTATTCAAGTATTAGGTGTGACAGATAGTGATAATAACCAATGGTATGAAGTACCGTATTTAGCTCAAGATGCTATATTTGATGAATCACTTAATATTCCTATAAATGAGCCTAATTATTATAATGATGATGATAGTGCTCTTTTCTTATTACGTTTAAAAAAAGTAGATAGACGTTTTGTTACTCGTTTTGATGATGATAACAATTTAATGTTAGAATTTGGTAGTGGAGTAGTTTCAACACCTGATGAAGTTATTATCCCAAATCCAGATAATGTTGGTTTAGGTTTAGTGGATGGTATTGACAAGATGTTTATGGCTTATGATCCATCTAACTTCCAATATACAAATGAATATGGTGTAGCTCCTTCAAATACAACTTTAACTATAACTTACTTAGTAGGTGGTGGTATTGAAGCTAATTTACCAAGTGATGATATTGGATTAAATGATGTTGTTAATACAACTATAAACACATATAATTTAAACTCAAGTATAGTTAATGTAGTATCTGGATCTGTTAGATTCAATAATGACACACCATCTTCAGGTGGCGGACCAGGTGAAACAACAGAACAAATTCGTTTACAAGCATTAGCTAACTTCCCAACTCAAAATAGAAATGTTACTAAAGCTGACTACTTAGTTAGAACACTTTCAATGCCCGCTAAATATGGTTATATAAGTAAAGCTTATGTGACTCAAGATTATTTAGTAGCTAATGATACTGATAAACAGAATTTTGTAAATAATAATCCATTAGCTATTTCAATTTATATTCTATCAAATAATATTGATGGTAAAATAACTAGAGCATCTAATGTTGTTAAACAAAATTTAAAAACATATTTATCATATAATAAAATAATGAGTGATGCTATCTTAATTAAAGATGCATACTATGTTAATATAAAAGTAAATTTTGATATATCTGTCTTACCCGCTTATAACTCACAAGAAGTATTAACCAAATGTATAAACATATTAAAAGATTATTTTGATACATCTAAATGGCAAATTAATCAACCTATTATAATATCAGACGTTTATAACACTATAGGTACTGTTCAAGGAGTTCAATCAGTGATTAAAGTTGATATTGAAAATTTAGCTGGTGGTAACTACTCTCCATACTCATATAATATCATTTCAGCTACAAAACAAGGAGTTATATATCCTTCATTAGATCCATGTATCTTTGAAGTAAGATATCCTGACTCAGATATTTATGGTAGAATTGTAACTTATTAAAAATTAAAATATGGACTTAAACAAACTTAAAGGACACATCCCTGATACTGTGATCGCTCAAATTCCTGAAGTAATGGAAAAATTTAAAATTGATACAGCTGTTAAGTTGTCTCATTTTTTAGCCCAATGTGGACATGAATCAGGTGGATTTAAAGTAGTAAATGAAAACTTAAACTACGGAGCTAAAGGTTTAAATACTATTTTTAAAAAGTATTTCCCAACAGAAGAAAAAGCTAAATTATACGAACGCAAACCAGAAAAAATTGCTAACTTAGTATACGGTGGTAGAATGGGTAATGGTCCTGAAGCATCAGGTGAAGGATTTAAATTCCGTGGACGTGGATATATTCAATTAACTGGTAAAGCTAATTACACTGAATTTGATAAAGTAGTAGCTGAAAATATTGTTGAAAATCCTGATTTAGTAGCAACTAAATATCCATTATTATCTGCTGCTTGGTTCTTCCATAAGAATTGCTTAGGTAAATGTACTGATGCTTCTGACGCATCTGTATTAGCTGTGACTAAATGTGTTAATGGTGGTACTATTGGTTTACCTGATCGCCAAAAACATTTTAAGGAATACTATAACTTATTGAAGTAATTTCTATAAACGCCCCATATTTATACTAGAATAATACTAATATAAATGGGTGTTTATAAAATATTTCCATCACAGGATACAACAATCTATACAGATTATAGAACGCTAAATGCGGGGCTTGACTCGATATTAGACCTATCGAAAAATGCCCCGTATTTATTTCCTTCATCATCAACTAGCCGTGTTTTAGTTAAATTTGATAACACTGACATAGCTGACGCTATAGCTAAAGCTGGAGCTAATTACACAGCTTCTTTAAAACTATATAACGCTCATGTTGATGGAATCCCAACAAATTTTAGTTTAGAAATATATCCATTATACCAAAGTTGGGATATGGGTACAGGACGTTTTAATAATATTCCTGAATCTGATGATGGAGCTAGCTGGACATATAGAAGCTCTAACCAAACAAACGCGTGGATAACATCTTCATACCCAACAGGTGTTACTGGCTCTTGGTTCACAGGAGATGCAGGTGGTGGAGCTTGGTATACATCTTCAGGTTATAATATTACCCAATCATTTAATTTCTTTTCAACTAAAGATATAAATGTTAATGTAACTCCTGTTGTGACAGCTTGGGCCTCTAGTACTATATCTAATAATGGATTTATTATTAAAAATACAGGCTCAATAGAGTTTGATAATAATTATTTTTACACATTCAACTTCTTCTCAAGAGATACTAATACAATTTACCCTCCATGTTTGGAATTTAAATGGGATGATAGTACATTTAATACAGGTTCAACCCCTACAATAACAACTGAGGAATTAAATATAGCTATAGCTAATAATAAAAATATATTCTATGATACAGAATATGTTAAGTTTAGAGTATATGCTAGAGAAAAATACCCAGCTCGTATTTACACTCAACAAACACTTTATAATTATAACAAAGTACTTCCTACAGCCTCTTACTATTCAATTATAGATTTAAATACAAATCTTAAAGTAATAGATTTTGATAATATAGCAACTAAATTAAGTGCTGATGCTACAAGTAGTTACTTTAGATTATATATGAATGGATTAGAACCAGATCGTTATTATAAAGTACAAATTAAGTCCACTATTGATGGTGGTACTTACATTTATGATGATGATTATTATTTTAAAGTATCTCAAACTGTTGAATAATGGCTGAACAAGTTAAAATACAAAAAACTATTTATAGTTTACAGAGTTTTAACAATGTTGTTAATACTCAATTTTCACAACTAGCTCAGTCTAAAAATGATACACCTTCTGAACCAACATTAGATATACCTGAGTTTTTTGAGTTATATGATACTTTATTTTATAGTATACCTCTTTCCGGCTCAGATGAATCTCATTTAGGATTAGCTACTAGAAGTTTGGAGTATTTAGGTGTATCTTTAGATGATTTAACAACAGAAATTTCTAACCTAAGAGAAGAAAATATTGAATTAAAAAATCAAATTCTTTTAACTTCTCAAGTTAATACAGGATCCTTAATATGAGTATTAATATAACAAAAGTACAAGTAAGTAACAATATATTAACTGGGTCAGCGACTCCATTAGTTGTGACAAGAGACATGGTGCGTAATTTTGGAGCACCTGAAGATTATATTGAAATGCATTTATCTGATCCATCAGGTAAAATAATATATTCTATTGTTCCTTTTACTAATTTTGATGTTCCTGGAACATTTCAGCCTTCAACAACTTACACTATCCAAGACTTATCTTTTAATCCTGAACAAGATTTAAGGAATCTTAATATATTGTTTGGTGATTATAGGATAACTTATAATATTTTAAGACCTGTTATAGTTAAAAGTTATAATCCAAGTTTATTCATTAAAGAAATATCTGGTGATAGAACTGAAATTAGATTATCAACAAATAACATTTCTAATAATGATATTATAGCTAATACTGATGAATTTATTAGAAACTTTCAAGCATTACCTTATTTTAAAGAATTCTATTTAAATTTTGGCAAAAACCAATTAATACCAGCTGTTAATGTAGCTTTAGATTTAGGCCCATCAACTGTGGAGGTAGATAGAATAAGTAGAGTAGGAACATCAGTTTTATCAGGCCCACCAACAATACTTATTAAATTATTAAATCCATTACCTGTTAAATATAAGGTAAATAATTTATTAACTATTGTTGATGAAATATCTAACCCACAAATATTTGATGCTGAAGTAATAGCTGACACTATCCCAGCGACATTCCCTACTTTACGTGGACCTAATTTTGATTTAGACTTAGACAATTTAAGAGTAGGACCTACTCCATATTATAATTTTAACCAAGTAACTAGCTTTAGTGGAGCATTTGCTCCTCAATTACAACAATTACTTGGTCAACTGAGTGCTTCAAATTTCGCTATCAATATTGATTATGAGACTTTTGATTACACTGATTGGGTTCATTATTCATCTGCTGCTCGTAGACTAGAAGGATTTCAATATAAATTAAATAACATTGAAGTTTATACTGAAGCAAGTGCCTCAGCTTCTGTTAGTGTATCACCAACAGCTTTACTTGATGCTCAAAAGTATCAAAACCAAATCAACTCAACAATTCAGAGTTTTGATGGATGGGAACAATATATGTTCTATGAAACAGGAACATACGCTTGGCCTAAACAAAACTCTACTAAGCCATATATAAACTATTCTACAACTGCCTCTCAAGCTATAAATTGGTATAGTGGTAGTTATACCTCAGCTTCATTATATGATGATAATAACCAGAACTATTTGCTTTACGCAATGCCTGGTTATATAACTGAGAACACAGACAATGAATTAGCATTTAAGTTTGTTGCTTCACTTGGACAAATGTTTGACGACATTTGGATTCATATTAAAGCAATAACTGACTTATATCAAGCTAAAAATGCTCTAGATAAAGGTATATCTAAGGATTTAGTATACTTTGCTCTACAATCAATGGGTATTGATGTTTACACTGATGAAGATGGAACTAATGTATTTAGATATCTTTATGGTGTAGATGAAAATGGTAATTATCTACCTAACACTGGATCATATGATACTTTAATTAGTGCCTCTAATTATCAAATACCAGGACAAGATCAACAAAAAGGAATATATAAACGTTTATATCATAACTTACCTTTATTACTTAAATCTAAAGGTACAACTCGTTTCATTCAGTATTTAAACACAGTATTTGGTATTCCTAGTACTGTAATGAGTTATCTTGAATATGGTGGTGTTGATAAAGTAACATCTTCATTTGAATATGAATTTGACAAATTTACTTATGCTTTAAATATTAGTGGTTCAAACACTATTTCTATACCTTGGACTTATACATCTCAAAGTGTTGAAAGAACAACTTTCACAGACATAGCTCCAAATGGTATTGAATTTAGATTTAAAGCATTCACAACAGCTTCTAATATATTATTATCAACATACGCTACTCAATCTTTATTTTATAGTGGATCCAATTTATCACTTAATGTATTATATACTAATACAGGATCTAATAACTCAATTTATTCAGGTACTGTTGGTGATTTTGGATGTTTAGAATTTAAGTTAGGTAGTGCTACAGTAACATTACCTACTGTTCCTATTTTCTATACTGGGTCAAATTCTGACTCAGATAATACAACAGATTGGTATAGTGTTTTAGTACAAAGAAGAAATCCTAATTTAAGAGTAGGACAAACTAGTACATCTCAAACATATGACATTTATATTAAAAATAATGTTTGGGGAGAAGTAGGTCATGTTGCTAGTGCTAGTTTAACAACAACAACTCAAAATTCATTTTGGTATAATCAAGGATCTATAGTATTTGGAGGTGGAACTTATCCATTCTCAGGCTCAATACAAGAATTAAGATTATGGTCTAATTACATATCAGAATCAGCTTTTGATTCTCATGTTTTAAATCCTGAATCAATTGAAGGTAATTTTACATCTTCAGCTTATGATGATCTAACAGCTAGATGGCCATTAGGTAATAACTTATACACTTATAATCATAGTGTAACTACAACTGTGGCATCTGTAGCTCCAGACCAATATATCCAACCTTGGACAGCTTCATTTTCTAACTTCCTTAACCAAAATAATTACTCATCATTTACTGAAACATATTATGCTGATGTAGCTAACTCAGGATATGCTAATCCAGTGACTGATAAAGTTAGAATTATAAGTGGTAGTGAATATGGTACTCAACTTTTACCTAATAAGAGTATTGAATTGCAACCATTAATTCCAACTACTAAAGATATTCATATACTTGATGCTAGTTTATCTCCACAAGATGAAGTTGACAGAGCAATTATAGCTCATTTTGGTTCAACTTATGATTTAGATGAAATTATAGGTAATCCAGCTACAGGATCATATGACCAATTACAATCATTACAAGCTGAGTTCTTTAAGAAATTTGTTAATAAATATGATTATAAAGATTATATTCGTTTAATTAGTTTCTTCCATAATTCATTATTTAGAACACTTAAAGACTTCACACCTGCTAGAACTAACTTATCTACAGGTATAGTTATTAAACCACACTTACTTGAAAGACCATATGTTGAAAGACCAGGTCCTTTTATAACACACCAAGAAGAAACAGGATCTATTGATACTGCTTTTATTAGTGCTAGTAATGGTGGTGATTATAGTCAGTCATTATATCCTATAACTGTACAAGGAGAATTAGGTGATGTTACATTCACATCAGACGCTAGAGATTTCTTTACAGGAGTTTTACCAAGTAGTTCACTTCAAGTGACTATTACTCAATCAAATCCATTCTTAGTATTTGATACAACAAATACAAGTTCATATTCTGAATCTATATGGTACTATGATTATTATCCTTTATTGAATAATGTATCTGGTTCTAGAGAATCATATTTAAGAAAACGTGTTGAATATATAACAAGCGGAAGTAGATTAGTACAAGTATTATCTACAGCATCAATTGAAGATTTCACTTATGATTATCAAAGACATATAAGACCAAGATATAAAGGATCACAAGCTACAAGTACTAATTATAATTTCTTTAGTAGTGATGATATTGACTTTCAAAAGAATGGAGTTGGATCATTTGGTAAAGATACTTCAATAAATAAGAATACAGTTCAATTTGCTTATTTTAATGAAGCTGTTGCTACTGGATCTCAACTTTTAGCTGCACCTGAGCGTACTAATATATTCTTAAGATACTTAATTAATAATAGTGGTTCTTTAACTGAATTAGTTAGACGTAACTATCAAAATATTAATAATAATCAATTATATAATTTATACCAGACTCAAAATATATTTAAATCAGGTGAAGTTTTAAATATTGGATTATTTGATAATCAAAACCCATCAAGACAACAATTATTAGATGGTAATAAAGTAATATGGAGTGGAGGATATAGATATTATCCAACATTATGGAGAGTAGCTCCTGTGGATTTATATTATAATGTACCTCAAGGTATTCCAGCTGCATCAGTTCCTTATCTTGATAAACTTAACTATGGTACTCAGAATGTGACTACTAGAGTTCTAACACATTGGGGATGGTCTGAACTTAGTGTATCTGGACAGGTTAGATATAATGGAGCTGGTTCTTTACCTTATGACGTTGAAATAGCTTTAAGAATACACTATTTTAACGGATTTACATATATTACTAGCAATATAACAACTATAATGTCTAATCTAACACCATCAGGAGCTCCAGGAAATAATATTACTAGTTTTAGACATGACAGAGGATTCTTTGTTGGATTAACATATCGATACACTGAGGTATTAAGTGTGAGACCTTATAATGCTACTGATCCAAACTTTTATTATGACATTGTTGATGGTTCACCTAATTTAACTATTAAATCATCTGACAAAAGAATAGTATCATGTTC